TCACCAACTTCTTGATGGATGGAGCTGCTCCGAACTTAGCTGACATCTTGTGACGGTATGAGGACACCAGTGCATAACACTTAGTACCGTTACCAATCTTGCTGATGTCAATAGGATTACCTTCTTCATCGACAGGCTCAAATACGAACTTAGACTTACCAACAATGAACTTACCCATTGTGTCTTTGTCTTTGATCTTGATACCTAACTCTTCAAGCTTAGCTGCTGCAGCATCGCTCAACTGTCCCAATGTGCACTCATACTTATCGTTAGCTTCGTTGAACTTAGTGTTGTACTCTTTCATCCAGTTAGACCAGTACAACTCACCAGCAACTTTAACGGGTTTCATGCTATCAATACTCATTTCATTTTCCTTAGTTTACTATCAATGTAGCTCTTTAGATTCTGGGTGAGCTACCATACCCATAGCCAGATCTTCTAAGTAAACCAATGCTGATAACAGCACAGTGTACACCTCTTCAAGATCTAGATCCTCTCCTATCTTAATCTTGAAAGTTTCACCTTCAACATTAAATAGTATTTGATTCTTATCGATGCTCTTCGACATATATTGCAGCCTTTCTTAAAAGTTCTTCACTATCACGTAAAAGACCTAGGCCACGATTACAGTTATTACATAGAAGTCCTCGAATTTTACCTGTTGCATGATCATGGTCAATAGACAAATGTTTATACCTACCATTCTCAGGACTTGAACAAATTGCACACACTCCTTTTTGTTCCTCAAATAACTTTGCATAGGTATCTAATGCACCTTTACCAAAGTTCTTTTCTAAGTTACGTTGTCGTATTGTATCTTTAGAAAGCAATAGTTTTCGTCTTATAGAAGTACACCTTTTGCATTCTGGTCTAAGGCCATCTTTCTTTGAAGAGTCCTTTTGAAATTGATACAAAGGTTTTGTTACACCACAGTTTTTACAGCATTTATCAGTGACAGTCATACCAGTTCTTTCCAGTCTTGAATTCAGCTCCTACAGGGCATCTAAACTTTAGAATCTCACCTGCATCAGCTGCTGCTTTAACTACAATCTCACCTACTATTGTACCATACTTTTCAGGAACTTCAATTTGTACCTCGTCGTGAACCCATGCTACTAGCTTAAATGGTATCTTTTTTGCAGTGAGTTCCTTGTGAAAGCACACAATCCATTGCTTAGCAATAATCGCTCCTGCCGACTGCAAGAGTGTATTAAGTGCGCTATGCTCAGATCTAATCTGCAACTTACGTCCGTCAAGACCCGGTATCCAGCCTTTTGCAGCGAAATTAGATACTTTCTTCTTAAGCTTAGCGTATGCTGGGACGTTACGTTGAAAATTATCAATAATCTTTTTCCCTTGCTTTTCTGAACCACCAATAATTGTACCAACTTTACCCGGTGAAGCACCGTAGAGTGTGGCATAGAGGACAGTCTTGGCAAGATCCCTCGTAGCGACTCCAAATGCATTCTGATTTCTCGTGTGGACATCTCCATTTACAACCTCATTTGAATATTCAGGATCATTAAGATAGTGAGCAAAGCAACGCAACTCAATACCAGACAAATCTGTACCAACAAGGACATTCCCTTCATCAACAGTCCAGCAACTTCTACATTCTTTACCATATGTTGACCTAGTAGCGGGTATCTGAGCCATATTAGGTGTGCTATGCGTAGCTCTACCCGACACAGCTCCGTTAGTGATCACCTTACCGTGAACTCTACCGTCCTTACCTACAGCCTCTAACCAACTTTCAATCTGAGCTACACGTTTCTGTAGCATCAGGTATTCAGCGATCATCTGAGCCTCAGGAATCTTAACCTTAGCCAGTACTGATTCATCGACAATAGGCTGTCCCTTCTCAGTAAAGTCCTTTGGACGCCATCCTAACTCCATCAGCTTTTCCCCGATCTGCTTTCTACTTCCGGGGTTGAAAGTATCAACGGAGTCTTTGATAGGCTTTCCACTTGTCTTGTGGAACCTTGGAGTGATGACTGGAGGCCATCTCTCTTGCATCTGCTCATATATTCCTGCCATTTTTGATTTGATGTCAGTAAGAAGACAGGTTGTATAGGCTTGATCGAGTTTGAATCCATTTCGTTCCTGTTCTGCAATGATGGCTGCTACCTTATGTTCAAGATCAAGGCTTTCTTGTGAAAAGTCTTTCTTAGTGAATTCATCAGTAAGATGCTTATAAAGATCACAAGTGACCTCAACGTCCCTAATGCAATAATGCTCCAGAAGAGCCATGTGAGGAACGTTAAAGCACTCACCTTTGTACTCCTCTCGTCTGTCCATTAACCATGTCCACACTCCTGTGTAATCAATCTTGTTCCTGCCGAGTCTCAGTCCCCATGCTTCGAGGCTGTGTCCATTCTCTATTGAGGGATCTAGTAGACGGCTTGCTATAAGCGTGTCGTAGATCTGGCTCAAGCGAATCTTCGTCCCCCAGATACGATTCAGGATCGGTGCATCGAAACTTATGAGGTTCTGACCGCAGATCAAGGTGACGTCCTTTAGATACTGCTTTAATGGTTCGGCTGCTTTCCATACGTTAACTTCTCCAGTGTCAATGTCCTTAGTTACTACCATCCAGATCGTGTTGTGATCTAATGTTGTCTCGATGTCTAGAACGATACGCTTCATACTCTGCCTTTAGGTCTTCATAGTGATGGATAAGTAATTGATACTTGTCTTGCAACTCATAGTACTTACTCTCCAAGTCAATCATTCTACCAGCTATCTTATCTAAGTCCATCATGTTTTACCTCTATAAGTTAACTCAGGACAATTATATACAGGAGCTTCCTTCCAGTTAGGACGATAGGTATACTTGATAACTGTTCCAACTTCTGATGTAGTCTGTACAGTATTCTTCTTAGACCTGTAAGCTCTCTTGTGCATAGCTTTCTTGTCCTTGTTCTTCAAAGCCCATTCACGATCTCTGAGCCTACGTTGTTCAGCTCTCTGAGCAATAACTTCAGGAGAAACTTTAAGGTCAATCATTCGTTGCATCCACTTAGGTACAGCTTTACTGTTATTCACTTTGCAGCCTCCATGTACAATCCTACGTTACCTAAAGCATAACCTACAAAGGCAATGCCTAAGCCTGTGTTACCTTTGATGAGTAAGTCTACAGCTACCACAGTGTAGACAACTCCTACTACAGCAATTAACCATGCACTCATTTGTCTTGTTCCTCTTCTAACTTATCACATTCTTTATCGAACTCAAAGTCACGTACTTTATCGTCCTTATCTCTACCAGCGACGCTGTCGCGTCCAAAGATCATATCCCATCGAGCTTCATATTCAGCCTGAGCTACACTGAAGGGACGAGGTGAACTACCTTTACCGCCATCACTCTTACTCATAATGATTCCTCCTGCATCTCCATCATACGTCCAGTTTCCATGTCATACTTAAGTACACAAGCTGGGCCTGTATAGCCATTGTAGCGGTTCTTAGCTACAGCTATCTTAGTCATGTGACGTTCATTTTCATCCTCAGCCATGCTGTTACGCTCCAATGTAATCACAGCGTCTGACAACTGAGCAATTGATCCTGAGCCTCGCAGCTGAGACAATGATACAGCTTGTCCATCCTCATGTCCTGCATTACCTTGAGGTCTACGAAGGTGGCTTACACAGATCAATGTAATCTCTAGCTCTTGAACCAGTGTACGAAGCTTCGTCATCATGTTATCAATAGCTTTACGCTCATCTCCAAGGTCTTGACCAGATACAACAATACTGATGTGATCAAGGAATATAACCCTACAATCGCAAGCTTTAGCCATATATCTGATTCTGTTGCTAATGTTGTCCACATCACTGCTACCGAAGTGATCAAAAAGATAGATACGATTACTACCAAGAGTTGCATCGAAAGCATCTTTAAGCTCCTGTTCAGTTGTAGGTGTATCAGGTAAGTGTAACAACTTGTTAGCGTGTAAGCTCATGATACTTCGAGCTGTCTTTCGAGTGGACTCTTCAAGGAATAACCCTCCAATGTTCCACTTCGTAGTGTTCAGAATGTTAAACAATATCTCTCGTAAGAACTGACTCTTACCCAAGCCTGAACCAGCTGTGACTGTGATTAACTCAGAAGGACGCATACCATAGAGAAGCTTATTCAAGCCCTTCCAAGGATACATAGCCTCAGCCTTAGCCTCAGGTTTAATCACTTCCTCCCACAGTGAGGCAGCATTGATAATCCCATCTGGAATGTAAACCTCAGCTCTCCACCACTCATTCACAAACTCTTTAGTAGCCCCTGCAATGAGGTAATCACAAGCATCTTTGTAGCCACTCAAATGCTTAACGATCTTAGCCTTCTGTCCGAACAGTTCAGCTACCTCTTTAGAAGCCTTCTTACCCGGCTCATCAGCATCGAAGCAGATCACAATAGATTCAAAGGTGTTCAGCCACTCATACTGAGCTTTGCAGTCCTTTAGAGCTGCCTGCGCACCGTTTCGTATTGAGACTGAAGGCCATTGAGAGCCTGTGAGCTGGAAACCAGCAAGGGCATCGAGTTCGCCTTCATAGATGGTAATATATTTACCGCCTGAGTGGAACAAATGTTGACCAAAAAGTTGCGCCTCCGTAAACTGTCCACTAATGCTAAAAGTCTTGTCTGCGACTCTTCGCTGTTTATAAGCGACCAACTGTCCGCTTCCGTTAGTGTAAGGATAATATTGTGTTGTTGCATCTTGAGTAACTCCAAATTTCTCACAGGTTTGTAAGGTAATACCTCGATCAGGTATCGATTTAATAGTCCCTTTAGGCTCTATCATGACTGTCTTTCTAGGCGATACAGCCTGTTGTTTAACTGATAAGTCACAGGCATCAGCTTCATGAGCATACGTGTGGCATGAGAAGCAGAAGGTGTGTCCATCATCATATTCAGCGTTAGCATCTGCTTCAATTTTACGAGCTAGGGAATCCGTTGATTTTAGTCGATTCTCTAGACCCTCTAATTTACCGCCATTAGCTCCAGCAATAGCAGACATTTCTCCAGTTATTTGCTCATCAACCTTACTTGCTGCGGAGCGAAGGGCGATTGCTTTTGCTACGGCTTGAGGATTACGAGTAGCATCGGCAGGAAGGTCTCTCACTTTTGGAAACTTACCAGAACCTCTAGCGTGGCTGGACTGGTCATGACGACCCGAGAGATGCTTACTGAAATTCAACTGAAGCAATGTTCCGACTTCATCTACATCTACTTCATAAGCGTCAGCGAAAACATCTCCAACTATAGAGCGGAGTTGCCATTGCCATTTGCCGTGTTCATCTTGAAGCTCACTAGAAATTCCAGACACTAATGACCCAGTTACTATGTCTAAGATTCTTTACATTGCAAATGAGCAGGTTAGAGGCTGTATCGTAACTGCCTTGGCTTTGGCTTACGCAATCAACGAACAAGGTATTATCTATAACCTAAGTGAGCTTCAAG